CACAGAATTACATGAGGAATTAGATTTCTTAATAGAAGAAAAAAATTCTACAGAACCTCAAAAATATTACATTACAGGGCCGTATATGATGGCTGAAAAGCAAAACCAAAACGGTAGGGTTTATCAGTTAGATGAAATGGTCAAAGAGGTTGGAAGGTATCTTTCTGAAATGGTTAAGCCCAGAAGAGCTATAGGGGAAATGAATCATCCTCAATCAACTGAAGTAAATCCTGTGAACGCATGTCATTTAGTTACGGAGCTTAAGCAGAGTGGAAATTACTTTATGGGTAAGTCTTTAATTTTAGACACCCCTATGGGTCAATTACTCAAAAGCTTAGTAAGAGACAGAATCCAAATGGGAATTTCTACAAGAGGTTTGGGTAACTTGTCTGAGTCAACAGATGGCAAACGTGTTTCCAATTTCCATTTGATTTGTTTAGACGTTGTGCATCAACCTTCAGTGCAAAACGCAATGTTAGAATCTGTGTTGGAGTCTAAGGAGTGGATGTTGGACAGAGATGGAAGAATCATCGAAGTTTCTTTGAATGCTTACAATCAACTAAAGGGAAATTTGTCGAAGTTACCAAAGCATGAAACTGATTCTTTTTTAAAGGAACACTTGATCAAATTCATTAAAGCACTTAAATCAAAATAGTATGGAATCTAACCCTAATTCAGTTAAACAATTCATTGCTGATATAGCAACCAAAAATTACAGCAATGCAAACAAATCTTTACATAAATCTATAGAAGATAAGCTTAAGCAGCGTATTGCTTCCGTTTTAAATCCAAAAAATTAACCAATATTTGATAAATAAATTTTAACATGATTAAGAATATTCTCAACGAGCAATTTAAGGAGTTGGTTTCCGAAGAAACCCTCGACACGATCGAAAAGGCTTTTGAACAAGCAGTTAACGAAAAGTTTGAAGCTAAAATTAAGCTGGAGAGAGAAAGCATTGAACAATCTCTGGATGAGTCATATACGACTAAATTAGAAGAGTTAGTCGAAAAAATTGACGCAGATCATACAGCAAAGCTTAAAAAACTTATTGAAGCAATTGATACTGATCATGCAGTAAAACTTCAAAAGCTCGTTGAAGGCATTGATAAGAAACATACAAGTTTGTTAAAACAAGTAGTAGAAAAATATGAAACGGAACTCGAGGAAGAAGCATCTTCTTTCCAGGAGCGTTTGGTTGAAGAAATTTCAAACTATTTAGACTTATATTTGGATAGAGCTATTCCGTCTCAACAAATTGCAGAAGCTACACAAAACGTAAAAGCTTCAAAACAATTAAATCAAATTAGACAAATTATTGGAATTAGCGAAGATTTTATCGACACAGAAATTAAAGAAGCTCTCGTTGATGGTAAGCGTACCATTGATTCTTTGCGTGCTGAATTAAACGACGTACTTAAAGAAAACGCAGATTTGAATCAAAGAGCTAATAGAGCAGAGTCAACCATTCTTTTGGAAAAGAAGACTTCAGATATGCCTACTGCTAAAAAGAATTTCATTGTAAAACTTTTGGGAAATAAAGCTCCTCAATTTATTGAAGAAAACTTCAGTTATTGTGTAGCAATGTTTGAGAGAGAATCTCAAGAAGAGATTGACGAAGTGAAGGAATCAATCAAACAACAATTTACCAAAACTCCTTCTGTAGATCGCCCCCAAGTTATTGAGGAGGGCATCAAATTTAATAATGAGATTGAAAGCGCAGCGTCTGGGGATTCTGTGGCAGGATATCTGAAAGAAATGAAAAGTCTTAGCAAATTTGCTAAGTAAGAGTAGTTTCAAAAAAAAACTTAACAACAAATTAACAATAAATTATATATAAAAATATGTCAAACTTAATGCACATTAATAAAGATTATGCTCAGCAACTTGTCGAAAAATGGCAACCCATTTTGGACTTTAAGTCAGATAAAGTTTCTGAGATCTCAAGCGACGTAACTCGCTTAAATACGGCCATTCTCTTAGAAAACCAAGAGAAATGGTGTTTGCAAGAAGCAAATGTAGCTAGCGGCGGTGGGGTATTTGGTTCTGTTGCTGATAGACAAGGTACAGCTTCAGTGTTTTCCGGTGACAATTATGCAAAAGGAGATGCACGCCTTCCTAAGGTTTTAATCCCAATGATTCGTCGTACCTTCCCTGAGTTGATTACGAACGAAATCGTTGGTGTTCAGCCAATGACGGGTCCTGTTGGTCTCGCTTTCGCGATGCGCTACAAATACGAAGATCAGGCTCTTGGATATTCCTCTACTGGAGGAGATGGCAACAACGGTTCTGGCTCAGTAGCTGCAAACGGTTCAAACGGTAAAGAAATTGGTTACAATTACTTGAATACCGCATTTACTGGAGCTTCCTCAGCAGCCCTTTCAGGGAAAGGTGGAGTATGGGAAAATATTGCTGAAGACAACGGTGTAGGTGCATTTATGAGCACATTTGAAATGAGCTCTAAAATTCCTCAAATTACGGTTGCGTTTGAAAAGACTGCTGTTGAAGCACTTACGCGTAGGTTGGCTGCTAAATGGTCAGTAGAGCTCGAGCAAGATTTGAAGAACATGAACGGAATTGATATTGATGCTGAATTGACGAACGCGATGAGCTACGAAATTCAAGCTGAGATTGACCGTGAGATGATTGCTCGCATGATCCAAGTTTGCTTGAACGCTGGGGATGGTGCAGGATATTCCACATGGTCTGCAATTTCTGCAGATGGTCGTTGGTCTGGTGAGCGTGCTCGTGACTTCTACAACAGATTGGTTGTTGAAGCTAACCGTGTTGCTATTCGCAATCGTCGTGGAGCAGCTAACTTCATCATCGCAACTCCTCGCATTTGCGCTATCCTCGAAACCCTTCCAAACTTCAGCTGGATGCCTGTTAACGGAAACGTTAATACACAACCAGTAGGTATTGCTAAAGTTGGATCAGTTGGAGGCCGCTTCCAAATTTATCGTGATACACGCACAGAAGCTCAGATGAGTGGCTATGGTTATGGAGTAAACACTCGTGCGACGGTAGATTATGCTCTGTTGGGATACAAAGGTTCAGAATACTATGACAGTGGTATCGTATACTGCCCATACATTCCTGTTATGGTTCAAAGAACAATTGGACCTAACGATTTCAGTCCTCGTGTAGGATTGCTTACTCGTTATGGTGTTGTTGATCACATCTTTGGAGCTAGCTTGTATTACCATTTAATTATCTGCAAAGGTCTTGGCGAGTCATTTAAGCCAGGTGAGGCAGCAAGATACTTGTAATATTAGTTATAAC